AAATCTTGGATACAGAAGGTATTGAATATGATAACAAGGTCCTGGTAGAACTTGTCAACAAGCACTTTCCTGACTGGAGACGTGTATTAAATGAGTGTCAAAGATACTCTGTCAGTGGTAAAATTGACTCCGGTATTCTTGCTACTTTTTCTGATGTTGCCGTCAATGAACTCGTTAAGAACCTTAAAGAGAAGAACTTCCCGGAAGTTCGGAAGTGGGTGGTTTCTAACATGGACAATGATACTACTGTATTGTTGCGTCGTATTTACGATGCTTGTTATGTTTCCCTTGAAAACAATAGCATTCCTGCTGCTGTGCTTGTTATTGCTAAGTATCAGTATCAGTCTGCATTTGTGGCAGACCAGGAAATAAACATGCTAGCCTGTCTTACTGAAATTATGGTGGAGTGTGAATTCAAGTGAACTACATGATTGTTTTTGAGGATTACTCTGGTTTCCAACATAGTAAATCATCTAACTCTATTAATTTGCATCAAGACCTTATAAATCTATTCAATGATGATTATCATGTGATTGAAGTTTATGGGGATGATGGTGGTGTATATTCTACTGTCGGTAATCATCCCACTATACCTAATGTTATGGAGTGTGAATTCAAATGAGTCCATATAAAAACGAAGAGGATCGAAAACGTAATTCCAAAGAGTATTATCAAAAAAATAAAGAAAAAAGGTTAGAGTATAGTAAACAACGTCATCTGATGAACAGAGAAGAAAACCTCAAAAAAATGAGGGAAAGATATAAAGAGAAAAAAGGATCAACAAAACGATCTTTGGAATCTATTTCTTTACCTGGAGAAATTTGGAAATCAATTGTAGTTGATGGAAAAGTACATCCATGGTATTCTGTATCTACTAAGGGTAGAGTAGCATCTCACTTTGGTAATAAATCTATGGGAAAAACCCTTAGCCCTAAATTACCTGGTTTTAAAGGGTGGGATAGGTCATATGATCCAGAATATTGCAGGTTGATAAAACCTGCACCATCTTATAAGAATAATCACGACCCCAATAAACGTGATATTTATGGAAATACTTTAAAAGTAGGAGATAAAATTATCATGTGTACTAGGGTAAGTCTTAGACTTCCTTGGGACTTCTTTCAAGACATTAACATGTATGGGTCAGAGTATCAGTATCCTATTCAAGGACTTGAAAGTAATATGAATGGCAAGTGTTGTCAGAGAACTATGTCAATTCATAAACTTGTGGCAAACACTCATATGTCTGTAGATGATTTTCCACCAGAAAGATTAGTAGATGTTTATGATACTTTACCAGAATCAGTTAAGCAGTGGATTCGTGAGACAGTTGTGATTAATCACATTGATCATGATCCAACTAATAATGATATTTCTAATTTAGAGTATGTTACTCCAAGAGAAAATTGCCATAAAGCGGTAAAACAATATGGTGGACATTTTTGCCCAGATCAATATCTGAAGCATAAGGAACCAGTTATTGTTGAAGAGAAGAAACCTGTATATGAAAATGCTCTTGCTGAATTATTGGAGTGTTAGTTCAAGTGAATGAGAAAGAACTTGAAGAACTTAGATATGATGTAGCACATCATCTACTCAGTAAAATGAGTAAGGGATCTCAGTTTCAATATGCCCTAGACCGTATGCTTCAACTCTGTGATCACTATGATGAAAAAGAGTTGAAAGAGATTCTTTCCGAATCAAAAACGGATATGAAAAACCATCTTAAAAAGAAAAAAAGTAAAGGAAAAGGATTTTAATGATTGATTTTTTGATTAGCACACAAATGGAAGCACTTGGTAATCATACTATTGCCGAATTCCTGGTTGGTTATCTCTTTGGTGGAGCACTGATTATTGGAGCACCTGGTGTATTCTTCTTCATTGCTTTTATGCCAGCACTACAGAGAACCAAGGGAGCACAGGTTGGTTACAAGGACTACAAGGATTATGGTCCATCTTCTACTTATGAGAATGGTAAGATGGCAGACCAGAAACCATACAAGCATTATATTCGGGCAGCAGTCCAATGACATCCGATATATACAATAGCCAAACAGGTCTTTATAGTATCAGATTCAAATCTGATATAATTCATGAGGGTATTAGTGCTATTGAAGTTTCTGAACTTTTGATGAACTATAAAAAAAGTTATGAGAATAAAAAAGACTCTGAATGGCCATTAGAACCTGAACATATGCGTGTTGAGGAATTTTCTGGAACTTATGTCTTAAGGTCTAAACGATGAGTGAAAAAATTGTATGGACACAAAAACCTCTAATTTCTGATAGGGATTGTATTCTTCTTTGTCTGAAGAATGCTCCCTGTGGAACTAATAGAAAACAAGTTGAAAGATTGATTAAGGAGTTTGAAATCAAATGAAAAAGAAAGTTAGAGCACAAGTAAAATCAAGGTTTTATTACATCTTCTGGGGAACTGCTACCGTCTCTGTGGTTCTGGGACAACTTTATGTTGGAACCGGATATCGTGTTATGGCCGAAAGTGTAATTGATCTTACTCAAGGACTTTCTCGTGCATTGAGGTATTGATGGGTATTGATAGATCTAAGTTAATAGTGCCGAGAGTAAAGACCACTCCTGAAAATGTAGAGGAAGCAAATCAAGCATTGTTTCATGCTACAATGAATTTACCCACTGCCGCCAAGCACTGTGGTATGACCGAGAAGGAAATGAAGTTGACCTTCTGGGAATTTTTGAAATACAATCCTGCTAATTATGAAATCTCTGAAGTCTCTGAAAACACCACTCAGATATCCGGGAGGGAAGTCGAAAGCAATTAAGACTCTTTCTCAATGGTATCCGAAAGTAATCACTGAGTATCGTGAACCATTTATTGGTGGTGGTTCTATTGCTATTGATGTTACTAAGGCAAATCCAGACATTCCTGTTTGGATCAATGACCTGTATGTGCCCCTCTATAACTTCTGGATGCAATTGCGTGACCGTGGTCAAGACCTCTCTGAGAGTGTTAGGGAGCAGAAAGAGAAGATGCTTGAGAGTGGCACACAGGATGAGAAGGATCAGTTTGCCAGAGATCTGTTCAATCAGTATGCTGCTGAAATTGATACCTATGATGACTTTCAGAAGGCAGTTGCATTCTTCATTATGAATAAGTGTAGTTACTCTGGACTGACAGAGAACAGCACTTTCTCACGCACTGCTGCTAATTCTAACTTCTCTCTGGTTGGTGCAGATAAACTTGCTCAGTTTTCTGAACTAATTAAGAATTGGAAGATTACTAACATTGATTACTCTGAAGTAATGAATGCTGATGGACCTGAGAATACTTTTGTATTTCTTGATCCTCCTTATGACATCAAAGATTTTCTTTACGGAAAAGATCGTCAAATGCACAAGTCATTTGATCATGAAAGATTTGCAGAGGATGTTTATAAGTGTCCTCATAAATTCATGATTACTTATAATGATAATGAGAGGTTGAGAGAACTATACAAAGATTATTATATTAAAGAATGGAAACTTCGGTATTCGATGGTTCATCGTGGTGATAAGAATACTCAAGATAATGTAAAGACAGAACTTCTAGTAACTAATTACGATATTACTGGTAGTGATAATAGTATTATTCTAAGTTTGATGCTTGACTTATGACCGAATTAAAAGACTGGCTCAACTCTATCAATCAAACCAAGAAGCATTTGATTGATGAAGATCCCTCATTAGAAAAAGAATATCCTCCTTATATTATCAATCGTTGTTTCTCTGGACATCTTGATACTTTGATGTTTTGTAATGAAATGAATAAGTATAACTTTCTTCCTAAAAAGTTACAATACGACTTCTTTATAAATATTGTGAGGAAAAAGAAGAGATTCTCTCCCTGGCTCCGACAAGATAAGATCAAAGACCTTGATTATGTCAAACGTTATTATGGTTATAGTAATGAAAAGGCAAAACAAGCACTAAAGATCTTAACCAAAGAACAACTTACATTTATTAAATCTAAATTTGATACTGGAGGATCGA